ATAAAAATAAAAAGCACAGAACATTATAATGATCTGGGATATGATGGAACAACAATTACTGGTGTAACTGTTGCTGCTAGAAATCCAGGATCATGGGCAAATGGACTAAAAGTTGCAATCATAGATGGAAAAGCAGATCAAATTTTAACAGGGATATCCACAACAGGAGCAGAAAGTTTTAACATTGCTGTTACTACAGCAGGTACTGTTGCAGCTGGAGCAACTATTATCACTGGTATTAATACCTCTAGCATATCTGTTAATCAAGCAGTACAGGAAATATCAGGAGTTATTGGTGCTGGTGCTTCCGTACTTTCTATTGGTGCAGGTCAGGTATTCTTAAATATTACTACACTAAACACATCTAATGTAAGTAATAACTTTAATT